CGCTACTGTGGGTGTTAGAACCCCAATGTAAATATCTATACTGTTTTTCCATGATTTGTACCTTGTTCAGTTAACTACATAGTATACCTATAGCACTGAGTTGTCAAGTCCGTAGGCAACTCTCTCTGCATTTTCAGTGATGTCCTTCACATAGACATCCCCCATTTCCTTTGCGTAGGGTGAGTCTACCTCACAAAACCATCTCGCGTAGGGGTTAACCTTTTCCTTCTCTGGGTTCTGATACTTCTTCAGAACCTTCCAAGTCCACCCGTGACCTTCCCAGACCTCATAAGGGTTGTCCACTGGTCGGGTTTTACCGCATTCGTTTTTCATTTGGCTTTCCTATTGTATGAGCCTTTGCCCTTTCGGGGCTTGTGCGTTGCTGGTCGATTGAATTTCGGCGAGTGTTTCGCCACTGGATTTCTCACAATACCGTCCTCAGTAATCTCCGTGATGATGGGGTGCAAGTGCCATCATCCAGATGGTTGTCCAACTTGGTGAGCCACTGTCTGCTATCCTCTTCCTTGGATAAACTGTGACGCTGTACCTCTTGAAGTTCATCGAGCCAGTCGTAAATCTCATTGGTGGATTTGGTGGCTCTCTTTCCAGTCATGTGGTAGAGTAGTTTCTCTGACACGTTGTTGGCTATTGTTTCGTAACTCATCGTATTTACCTCAGTTGGTTTTACCATAATAACATGGGTTGTTCACCCCGTCAATAACAATCTGCATAGTATTATCTTTTACTGACCTTTCCCTTTGTTTTCAATCACTAAGGAAATACCCTTTTAGAATCAATGGCTTATGCAGTGTAGATAATATACTTAGAATAAAAGAATTAAAATGTGGTACAATGTGTATCTGAGTGTTGGACTCCTTAAATTATGTGGCTACTTTCCTGCCACCATCCGACAAATAGGGGATTAGATTGATTGCGCTTACTGACAACCCGGCGCAGTAGCCGTAGCCCACAACATTAGTGGGTTGCTGGAATAAAACAGGTTTAAGTGATGTAATTCCCCGAAAGGGATCACCCGCCTCGCTAATGCGGTGTTTAATTGGCCCCTGATAATATTCAATCTACAGGCTACCTTCCCTAGATAGTTTACCTATCACATAGGGGTTGTCTAGTAGTATGCCCAGATTAGGGGTTGTATATTGTATACCACAGAATGTAGCAGTTAAACCACTGTACCAATACTAGACCAATTATTATGAGTAGCGACAGAGAAACAAGGTTAGAACGCAGGAATTTGACGGCTAAGTTCAGCAGGATAAATAAATCCTACCGAATCCGGCCCAAGGTTGCCTATAATCGCAAGTCTAAGGCCCAACAGCGGGATTTGCGTGACACCCTAGTGCCTGACAGCGGGTAGCCGTTAAATCGCCGTGTAGGGCATTACAGGGCGTATCAATACTTGAGCCTACAGAGAGTTACGTTGCAGAAAGAAAAAACCCGCCCTTTTCAGAGCGGGTCAATGGTCAGACCAGAAAGTAACTGAGTTACTTTGCGACCCATTGATTCGGGCCGATGACGTTATGGCCCCAGTATACTTCTGTACTTTGATCTCTCGCGTCAGTCAGCAGATGGCCCCTACCATCCTCGCTCTCCCAACATTCTACAATTTGATCATTTTCGTACATATCATAATCAATTAAATCGCCGTCAGAATCGAATGCTACTTCGATATGCGTAACTTGGTATGGCACTCCCAAACAGGGCCAAGTTTCTCTAAATCTGCTTATAAAACTACTTTCTACTGTCACAAGTTTCATCATTTTAATTCCCCTGTAATGGTTACTTTACCAAACCGTCAATGTAGGCTTGATCTACTTCCTTGACTGAAAGCGGGTTAATTCCCCATTCTTCACGAAAGTATTTGTTTACGTGCTTCGTGGTTGTTCTGCTGTACTTCTCAGCAGTTTTGAAGTTCCCGTCATGCAGGTGAAACCCGGCAACTGGGGTGCTGTAAGAAAATAACACCTTGCTCCCGTTAATATCCAACTCTGTCATGTTGCTTGCGATTTGTTTAAGTTTCATTTTCATTTTCTCCAGTTGTTTCCGTTATTTCCGTGATGGCATCCCATAACCCGCCCGAATGTGCGCGGTATTGTTCAACGGTCTTTTGCGGTTTTAACCGCGTGACAGTTAAACCGTTTTCATCAATATAGATATATTCAATTTCCATTATTCAATCCCGTCTAAATATGAGTTTTGAAGGTTTGCATACGCCCGACATTCTCGCATGGTTTTTACTGGCCCTATCCCGCGCATTTGATAACCGTATTGCCAGACTACGCAATACCAGCCATTAATACCAGAATCCTTGTGAATTTCGAATACAGTTTCCACATTACCGTGCGCCCTATATTCGCTATTTTTAAACAGGTCTTTTGAATCTATTTTCGTGAATTTAAGCATTAGTGTTTCCTTTGTTGGGGTTGATACTCCAATACCCGCCCAACAGGCGCGGGCATTAGGCTAGCAACTTCAGTAAGCGATCAACGTTGCCTAAGGTTGGGGATCGGTAAGTCTGAATCTACGCATTGCGGACAACAACAATCTGTAGTGTGAAAATTGGTTTTCCCTACTATAACAAACTTGCGCTTTGAACTATCCCATTTGGTCACGGGTTGGAATTTGACCCCTACCAGATCATTATACTGCTTTTTTAATACTTTGAATCGTTTTACCAGTGATCGGCGCTCGGATACTTTTAACAGCATGTCGAATTCTAGGGAGTCGTTAACCCGCTCTAATTCTTCGACTACATTGTGAATTTTCTGCATTAGTATTACCTACGTTGTGGTTTACTTACCCAAAAACCCCGGATATACCGGGGTGCTTAGGTTGATTGTGAGGGGGATTAATCTTCCTTTTCCCCATGTTTTAAGACTGGCCGATCATGAAATCGGACATTTAATTGGTCACATATCGCCTTGATTTCATCTTCTGTAAAGACCCCTGCTATCTCCCACGGGCCACATTCGGCGTGATCCCAAGCCTCTGATAAATCCTTGTGACCGCCCTCAAGATCGGCGACATTGCCTGTGGTACTGATTGCGTAGTATTTCATTAGTGTTTCCTTATTTGCTTATGTTAGGGCAGGGTTGCCCGAACCCGAACCTTATCATATAAACGGTGTTAGTGCGACTAATGTTTTTATAGGGGCATAAGGTTAGTTAATGGGTTGTGTTGCATACTGGTTTGCACAAGTCTATTTAATGCTTGTGATTAGTTTTACTGATGGGTTGTGTCATGTTGTGAACCCACACTCACACTCAGCCCAAACCATCGCACAGCGTAGCCACACTATCATGCAAGTGTAGGCTAGGGCATAGGTAACTCATTCGGATTAGGCGTATATAGTAGCAAGACTGGTACAGTATTGGTTCACTGGGATTGCTGGACATAGCCGGGCCTAGTCGGGCCGGTATGCTGACCGGAATACTTTTTTTCTGCGTGGTGCGCTCCCCGTGACCCACCCGCCCCATTTTTTTTAAAATGCTGTCTATTATATTCTACCCACTCACCATCAGGACATTTAACCCTTCATAAGAATTCACTAATATGGACGATCTCTTACGCAGACTACAACAGTACCACGGTGAGGGGCAGGAAGGTCTGCTGGGCAGGTATGACACCAATGCTGTAAATACCCTTGAGGGATCAGTATTTGATGAGGGTTTGGCATTAAGAGGCAAACAACCACAGGGGCAGGAAGATTACTGGAATCAAGCAAACTACGATGAGTCCTTACTGGGCCTGACAAGGCCGCCAAGCACAGAAACAAGCGCAAGGGCTATAGTGGATGATGGAACCGTCAGAAGCGCCTTATACGGCGCTGTAGAACCTCTGAGGAGCCATAATATTGCTGAGAGTGGGCCAGAAAAATGGCTTGATCCCAGAAATCTTAGTGCTGGCATTTTCGACTACGTTGGAAAATCTCTAAGCAAAACAGAAGATCCGTCCCTTGGTGATGCTGCGATGGCCTCACTTGATATTGCCTCACTAGGCTCTGGTAAGTTAGTATCCCAGTTTGTGAAGAATCTAAGGAATTATGTTCCGGGCTTTTACGGTGGTAATCCCGCTTTGGGAGCGGCGAGAAATACCGCAGTAGGAATGCTGGATACCACCCAAGATTTTGTGAGGAGTCTGTACAGGGATGTTTCAATATCCTCTGGTACAAGAAAGGTTGTTACTCAGGAACTAGCCCACTACAGAGAGTTGCGAGAGTTAGGGGAGTCTAGTGGATTCACTGATGAGATAGTCAAGGGAATGAGAGAGTCAGCCAGAAAGATACATGGTCAGTTAGGACAGAACATAGTACATGGCAGAATGATGGGTAAGGCTCCTGAAAAACTAAAGCCTTGGGCTGATAAAAATTTCGGGGAAGAAATCCCATTTGACCGCGAACTCGCACAAGAGATGTTTGATGACGTAGACGCTCAACTGATCTACGATATGTCTAGGGATGCTTGGGGTGGTGTATCAGGCGGTCTAGTAGGGAAAGCCCCTACTCAGGCTCTGTTTATAAACAAGAAGAATACTAGGGTTGCTGGAAACTCATTCAATGATATCGTTTCATCCAGACAATTCAAAACCCTTAGACGCTTAAACGCTAAACACAGTCCCAAATCAGCAAAGGAATGGTTAGATGTTTTAGATGAATACGACCCTAACTGGTCTAAGAACTTAGCCATACCTCGTAAGAGTGTCGTTCAGGGAACAGATGGAGTCTTATTTCAATTCTCTCCCGCAGGAAAACAGGACTATCTTTTAGGTGGCTTTAATGCTATACTAAAGGTTAATAAGAACGGCACTGCCAAGATGTTCGGCACTGATAAGCAGGACATATTTAATTTTAAAATTCCCGGTGGAGCGGATGCTATAATAGGGATAGGTAATCAGAAGGCTGTAAACTTTAGTGGTAAGGAATTAGTTAAGAAATTAAGAAGTCAGAAAACCCCTAAATATACACCACCTAAAGAATCTAAACCTGTAACCATTAAAACTGCAAAGGAATCACAGAAAAAGCAAAAGGAGAGAAAGGGGTTTAACTACCTATCTAAAGAAGATGAAAGCAGAGTGGATATTTTACTTAGTTCTGTGGGCGATGTTTCACCGGCCCGTATTGGGGCTACTGCTGCCATAGGTGGTGGACTATTAGGATTATGAGAACGGATAAACAAAACACATTCATAGACCAATACTGTCTACATGGTAATGCCGCTAAAGCCGCACAACTGGCAGGGTATTCCCATCCCAAACAAAGAGGTTACGAGTTAAAAAACCAGTTCTCTAAAGAGATAGAGGAGCGTACACGCAAGTTAATACAAGACTGCGTACCCGGTGCTTTATCACAACTGAAATCTCTTTCAGAAGGCGCGGAGAGCGAGTCAGTACGCCTCGGCGCTGTGAAAGATATACTGGACAGGGCTGGTCTTAAACCTACTGAGAAGATCAAGCAGGAAGTGTCACACGTTGAGGCTCAGACTACTGAGGAATTAAAGAGAGAACTGGAAGCCCTTGTTGGCCCTTTGAATTAAGATGGCCTCTTCTTTAACCGCGCCCCTTACTTCCAAATTAATATCGGAGGCAGAGAAACTAATAAGGCAGAGGAGAGATGCGGGAGAGTCTACATCTTCAAGGATTATTGCCCAAATTATGCAAGATAGGGGCAGAAAAAATGTAACTCAAAGCAAGGTTCGCACAGTGCAGAAGGGTATGGCAGATTATACCCCTCAAGATCAACACAGAAAATCAGTACAAACAAAAGAAAATACATCCCTTGTAGAAAAGGAAACGCGCAAGAGATATAATGCCGGAGAATCAACATCTTCAAGGTTGGTAGCGAAAGTATTAAAAGAGCGGGGCATTAATATAAGTGAAAGGTCTGTTCTAGATATACAAAAGAATATGTCAGGAATCGGTGATATAAAAGAGTTTCGTGGCAAAGAAGATAAAGCCGCTAAATTAAAAGCAGCACAAGAATACCTAAAATCTAGGAATATTTCATACGATGGGCTTATTCCAGAAAAAATTATAAGAACAGCCGCAGAAAAAAAGAATTATGAACAAAACCAAAATTACAAACGCCTCTATGCCCGTATTTCAGAGTACGAAAAAAACAAATCAAGTTCAGAGAAAGTAAAGAAGGCGGCAGAATTAAAAGCCAGATTAAATGCAGACCGCTTTTTGGCTACAAATCCAGAATTTTTAAGAGAAGTTGAAGCGGTTAAGAATATAGGGACAAGACCGAAAGAGAAAAACCCTGTAAGAAAAAGCGAACAAAGAAGGCAAACAATTATAAGACAAACTCCTATGTGGGCTTTAAGACCCGCATATCAGGTTGAGTTAGCGGCAACTGGGGATGATGTTTCAAGAGGGGGATCGAAAAAGAATGTAAATATAAAGAAAATATTCCCTGATAAATTTGAATCAGATCATATACGAAGGCTTCAAGACCGAGGGTTACACGCCCCTTTCAATATACAATCTCTAACCAAAGAACAGCACAACATAAAAAGAGGTCTTGAAAATAGAGGTCTGTTAGATAGGGCTAAAAATCTTTTTAAATTTAATCCAAGTGTTGGCCCTGCGTCTGGATTATTAGCGGAAAATCTTTTAGAATATGATCCAAACAAAGGAAAGCCCTTTCAATACTTAATGCCGGATAATAAATCAAATAGAGCAAGAGTGGGTGGTGGAGCGATTCAAAAACCTTATACAAGTATGATGGGGTCAAGTTTAATCGGAGTTAAGGGTAGGAAAACTATAAGCGAAACCTTGAGAGATTTATTAATGTAAACCTAAAATCACTTAGGAATTGGTTAGGATATTAATTGAAACAAAGCATTGAGAAAGCCGTAGAGATAGCAAGAGAGTTAAGAAAGCGAGAACGCTTTAACAAGATAGATTTCTACGACCCATACCCGTATCAGGAAGATTTCCACTCTACAGGCGTAGGAGCAAACCAACGCCTACTGATGGCGGCAAACCGCATAGGAAAGTCTTACTGTGGGGCCGCAGAGATGGCCTATC